CCTGCTGTGACATTTCCGGTTGTTGAGACTGTGTTACTACCAAAGCCAGACAATAGTGCTGTGACATTGGCATTGCCATAAATTGTCTGTGGCGCAGCCAGTTCGATAAATTCCCACTGTGGACCACCAGCTTCACCAAATGTAAATGTACCACTCCATGTACCTACACTACGAACTGTGTAAGTATGTGTGCCCGCTGTAGGAGTGTCAATGGTTGAAATGTTGTAACTGACATTCATACCACTTACACCGCTTTCAAGCCAGAATGCGTTGCCTATAGCAACACCATCTCTGTAGAACTGTATCTTGCCGTATTGACTGCTACCTCCAGGATTGGCGTCACCGTTCAAGCTGATGTAAACAGGGAATCCATATGTGGTAAATGTTGCTGTGGCAATAGTTTGACCAGTGCCTGTAATACTTCCACTAACGCTGTTAGTCTGAATACTGTAATTCATTGGCACTTGAATATTGCCAGTGTTTAGAGGACCAAATGTACCGTTGGCATACAACACATTTGTTGCGCTACCTGTCAAGTTGATTGCACTGATATTACCCAAGTTAGTTGCTGAGATATTACCAACTGAGATGTTGCCCAGTAGATACTGTGCTACTTGTGTATTACCATAATTGCTTGATGCAAATGGAGTACCGTTAGCCCAGAAGTAGCCGGTGGCCGAGACATTACCTGTTGTGATATTGCCTATTAGGTAAGCAGCCACGTTAGTGTTGCTATATGTAGAAGTACTAAAATGTGCGTTAGCCCAAGTTTCATATGCACCAACGTTGGCATTTAATGTTTGTATGCTTGCGTTGGCCGCCGTTACATTGGCGTTGATGCCTGTAATGATACTGCTTGTTGGCAAGTATGCGGCTACGTTAGCATTGGCATATACTTGTGTTTGTAATGTAGCAATAGCCGCATTGGCCGCTGTTACGTTGGCATTAGTTGATGTAATGCTACTTGTAATAGACCCAATGGCTCCGGCTTCTGTGGCTAGGTTAGCGGCAATCTCTGCTAGAGTATCTAGTGTGCCCGGAGCAGAGCTAATTAAATTATTAATTGCCGCACTAATCTGATAATCGGTATAACCTTTTAATGCTGTGTTGGCTGTGGTAACCTGATTATTAACATAGTTAGTCATCACAGTATTGCCACTGTCGACATAACCCTTCATTGCTGTATTAGCGGTTACTATCGCGGCATTGGCACCTGTGATTTGATTTTGTAAACTAGAGGCATTACTTTGTAATGTAGTGATACTAGCAACAACGTTGGTACCATTAGCAAATAAATTGCCGCCAACATATAAATCTTTAGCAATACCTGCACCGCCTTGAACTTGGAATGCCCCCGATGTAGCATTAACAGAGTTTTGAGTATTTGTTACTACCACAGTATTAGCAGTAGTAATTGTCATTACTTGATTGTTTATATTTTGACCGCCAGTAACAAAGAAAATGTTACCAGTTGATCCAGCAGTACCAATCATTAAGTTGCCTAAACTACCACTTGTAGGTGCTTGAACATATAAGTAGCCATCGCCGGCATAGCTTAATGTTGCACTAGCAGAGTTATATCCACTGCTATTGATACCCATATCAATATAGCCGGCATTAGCAGTACCAGTATCCATTGTAGCAATAAAGTCAGAACTAGCCGACGCACCGCTATTAATATTTTGACTGTTAATCTGTGCGTAACCATTAAAGTTACTAGATATTTGTAATGTTGTTTGTGGCTGGTATGTAAAGCCACTTAAGATACCTGCGTATAATGCGCCAAAGCCTGCGGCATTACCTTGGAACTGGCCAATTTGACCGGTAATATAATTTACTGCACCAAGATAATTAATGTTTCCACTTACAACTAGATTGCCAGCAGTTAAGTTACCTGTATAAGTTGGTAGATAAGCCGCTACGTTAGCATTGCTGTATGTTCCTGTTTGTGGATTACCTGCTAAGTATGCGGCTACGTTAGCATTGCTGTATGTACCAGAGTATGCCGCGCCGTTGGAATAAACAAATGCGTTAGCATAAACTGTTTGCCAAGCACGACCAGTGGCACCTAATTGATATGTGTTATCAAATTCAGGAACAAAGTTACCATAGTTTACTGTACCTGTTGCAGTAGCTGGTAATAGTAGCAAATCTGTGCCGCCAGGACTAGTTAATTGTTGTACGCTAACTGTGCCTCCGTAGATTGGCAAGTAAGCGGCTACATTGGCATTGGTGTATACCTGTGTCTGTAGTGTGGCAATGTTTACATTGGCAACGGCCTGTCCGCCTAAGATTGTACCAATACTGTTTTCATCTGCTTGTAAGTTAGCGGCAATCTGTCCTAGTGTGTCTAGGATAGCAGGTGCGTTGGCTAGTAAAGCTAACTTAGTATCAACGTAACCTTTTAATGCTGTGTTAGCAGTAATAATAGCCGCATTGGCACCAGCAATTTGATTACTAAGTGTAACATCATTGGCATTATTAGTTTGAATATCGTTGTATAAAATTGCTGTGTTTGCTTGCCATGCAGAGGTGACTGAAGTAATTTGGCTATTAATATAACCTAACATTCCAGTATTGGCAGTAATGATAGCTGTATTAGCAGAATCAATTTCTGCTTGTAGGAAAACAACGTTACCTTGTAATGCGGAAATGTTACTAGTAATAGCAAATACGTTTGGCTCTTGGATATTAGCCACTGTAGCTAGTACTGCATTTAGGTTAGCAGTAATCTCAGCAAGATTAGCATCAACTCCAGAAATTTGGGCTAGTACGTTGGCGATTTCACCAGCCTCGGCACCTGTGGCCATTAGCCAACCGCCAGGAGTTACACCATCTTGAACACGTAAAGTTTCTAATCCTGTGTCAACAATTACTTCGCCAATTGGGCCAACATAATTACTTGCCGCGGCAGTATTACCACGTTTTAATAAAATTTGAGATATATTTAAGGTTGCCATCTTATAAGGATCCGCCGTCTACTGTATAGGTATTTGTTGTAGGTAATGCTGCCGCAGTAGAATAGTAAGCCGGCAATACTTCTAAATCTAATGGAACACCATAGTTGTCATTGATATAAACTGGTTGCGACACGTCGGAACTAACAACCGTTGTGCTAAAGGCCAGTTTATAAAAACGCTGTTCTAAGGAGTTTATAGTATTTGCATCAAATGTAAAGTTACCCAATCCTTGTGTAATATCTACCCAGGTTACAGCATACTCTTGTACCGTAACTTGATTTGTAGGATCCTGTATACTTGCGGTCACTGTACTGCCAGTTAAATCAACTGGTTTTTGATCTTGATTCATAACTATAACTTGTATTGGGTTATCAATACCTTGGTAAACTTTAATTGGGCGGCTGTACACTTGGCGATTCCTTGTAGTAAATATTGCGGGATCAAAAACTTGAACCACGGCTGTATTTGGATATAAATATGCTTTGACAGTAATCATTTTTTGCTCGTCTTTAACATATTTATCGGATAACGTGGAAGATCACTACAAGCAACTACTCGCCCAATACCCGTACCTAAGCCATGTTACCTATGGAGGAAACGATTATATTGGAATTATACAAAATTCCGATGAAATTATTACTACGATTTACGACTTTGGCTTACTCAAAGACGCAGAATTAAAGAAGGTTTTCTTGAATCTTGGGGAAACTTGGTGGTGGGAAAGTAATCGTTTAATCCCGATTAACGTATTTCTAAAAGCTGATTGGGTAATGTTTAAAACGTGCTTACGGACAATGAATTCAAAAGACGTAGAAATAAAAATAGGCCCTTATGTGAGCCTAAAAGAAATGAGCACTAAACGCTCGAAACGCAAATCAATTACATTAGTTAGAAAGATTAGCTAAATCCATAGCTAATCTTTTCACAAAACAAATTCAAATTAACTACTACAAGATGTGCATAAGCACAACTATGACTCATCTTAAATGCATAGCTTCCATCCGATGGAGCTTCCCAAATAGTTTTAGCAACTTCACGCCAAGGCAATCCAATTAGGTGTCTTTTAGCTGGACGTATAATTGCCAAGAACATCATTAACCGTGGAATACTATCTATTTTCTCGGGCATTTTAAGTAGTGTATCATAGTGATTACCAATGTGTATCATTTGTTCGCAAACACTACGTTCATATAATAAATCCCACAATGGCTCTTGATCAATTAATTCTTGCAAATGTTCTTCATTCTTTATCTGCGTATATAATGAAACATTTAAAAAGTCTAACTTCGCATATCCGCGATCTTCGGCAGATTCATAATCAATACTGGCCATGCCTGTAAACGGATCTACAGGAATTGCAGTTGGATACACACCGGTGTTGTGTTTAATTAATCGGCCATCACGCAATATACTCGCAGGTGTAACTTCGAGTACAGCTAAAGCACGTTCTCTGTCAGGAAAATCAATGTCAATGTCTGACTTAAATTTCATATATTTTATCCAAATAATCAATTATAACATTTGCTATAATTTTATTAGATTCTGTGCCTGGATGCAAATTATCTGTGCCAAAATCTACCAAATAATTTCCCATAATTGATGCAGGCACAAATTCTGGATAGTTATAAAAATACATCTGATCCACTTGTGAATATATTTCTGGATTTTTATAATTAATTAACCAAAATAAAAACTTTAATTTCTTTTCTCTTGCTATTTTTATTACTAATCTTAATTTAACTATTAATTCATATAATAAAAAATCATGATTATATATTTTTAAAAAATCGCGAGCTCTTGGATCAAGAGAAAACATTACATCCTGTATCGTCCTGTTACTAATATATCTAAGACGTTCAAGTCCTGTTAGTTGTAAAATTACAATTTGCCCCTCAATAAAATCAAGTTGGCTAAAAATATCTAGAGCGTAGTTATTACTTGATCCTCCTTTAGATAAATTAACACAATTTTTTTCAAACCTATTAGAAACAATATTAGCGTATCTGTTAGTAATATCGCCGGGTAACGCTACACCGGCAGTAAAACTACAACCCAAAAATACAGCATCGTTATCAGTCAATACAGGTAATTGCATTCGATATCCATATGGATCAAAAGAAATTTCAGAAAAGTTTTTTATATTTTTGTAGGTCAGCTGATAGGTCTTGAGCCAATTTAAAAAAGTATAAAATTCTTCCTCCGATTTAAATTCTGTTATATTAGGGAATGTCCAATACACTTCTGTAGCATTTTTTAACGTGCTTTTTAATTCTAAGTCTGAAGAAAATTCTTGTCGTGCTGTGTGACCGACTATGTAATTTTGATTCTTATCTGTTACTAGTACGCTCTCCGATAAATTAAATTTTTTATAGGCCACCGAAGTAGAACTATGATCGCTACCCAATAGCAATATCTTCATAGTCCTGCCTTCCCTAATATATCCTTAACCCACTCAGTATCTGCCATATAATCTTTAAACTTACGTTGCCAGTGATCGGGGTCGATCCAAGGCAGTATAATTACCACCTGCTCCTCGGTAATCCCATCCAGGAACGCAACTCCTGAGTCACAGTTATATACAATCCAAGGGCTAATGCGACCGGTACTAATATGATGCACAATGCGATTACTATTGCCATACCTAAAATAATCAGTAAAGCCGTTTTTAAGTTCTGGGTGTGTGTCTGCATAGTCTTGCATTTCATTTAATGCACGTTCGAGTGCGTCTTGTACTGCTTCTCTGCGTAGGTATTCGTGTAAGTATGAGACATAAAATTCATCTTTACACCAATGATCTATTTTCTTATTATTCTTCAATAACCATTCTAAAAACTGTGTAGGATTTACACCACGTATACCCACCATATGTCTGCCCCACTTAACAAATGCGTTATAGTAAGGTGATTTAACAAAGTCTTCGTAACTCTTTAACTTAGCACTTCCCTGTGTCATTTCATAAAAACGTAGGTACGCTTTAAGCCCAAGTTGAACTGCGACTTCTTTTTCTTGTTGCCAGCGACGCTTTTGCTCGCAAAGATGTACTGCTAAAGTAGATTCCCTGCTGAAGTATTTTTCACAGTAACGACACTTATATAATTCTTCTTTTGTCATAGGCAATGTTCTGTAATATAATTATACAGAAAATCATTTAGTTTTTTATAGCCATCTAGCTTGTAATGTGCAGACTCTGGATTTACATTTCGATCATTCGGATATCTTGTTGCACCTTGCTCGTGCATCCATCTATTAGATATAAAATCTACAAGATTGATAATTTTTTTATTAGCAGATAAGTAAGGCAATTTTTCCATAAATCTAAGTTGTGTTTCGCTGGAATTAAATAAACAATACTTGATATTATTATAGTCTAACCAACTAGTAAACAGTATTAGATCGTGTCCAAATTGGTTTATATATGGTATCTCTTCTAAATCATATCTAAATCTATCAACTATATAGTTGTCAATGAGTTTTAATTCAATTTCAGATTTTTTTATTGAGGATTCTATTCCTTTATTAATAATACCAAGTGTACTATAAGAAAGCCAGGGCCCTTCATATTTTCTATGGTCACCCCAAGGAGCATCAAATCTATTCCAAAAGGTTGTCATTATTGTTACAAAATCCACTGCACCAGGATTGGAAATAATATAATCCACAGTAGATCTAAAAATGCGGTCGTTTGACGATCCCGACCGTCCTAGGTTAACACAGTTGTCATAGCCCAGCATGTCAGCAAGATCATTAACATTTTTCCATGTTTCGGCATAGCTACAGCCATTTAGTAAAAAAGTTGTCATATCTCTTTTTTAATGTCCTCTTCTGACCAACCGAGCTCTCTTGCCATCTGTTTAATATCATTTTTATCGTTTATACTTGCCATTAAAGTAATTTCATCGTCTTTTAAATGCGGATATAGCTCACGAAAAAATTTCACGGCTTTGTTATCAGTGGTTTTTTTCTTTGGAGCAATCCATTGGTGATACTGACTGCCCATGCCTGGACTAACAGTTGTGGCTAATAGCCACTGAAATTTTTTATGTTCTTTTGCACTGATATCAAAAAAATTTTTATTTAAGCGTTCGTTACAGCTCATTAAGTAGTATGCTTGTAAATCCGGTGATCCGCCTACGCTACTACCCCAACGAATCATTAAGAATGGTGCAAACTTTTTCTTTTGTTCATCAGTTAAGCTATCGTAAAAATCTCTGTTCTTACGATCAAATTGCGCCATTTCGTTTTTAATATCTAACGGATCACTCATCTTTGCTCTTTTGATTATTGCGGCGCTCTTGTGTGGTTAACTTGTCTTTACCTTTTTTGAACTTATTGTGTCGTGGGTTGCCACAATACAAACAGTTAGGTTGCCCGCAGTCTAAGGCATGGTGTTTGGCCAACCGGTGCGGCTGTGATTCGTCGATGCTTTTACTGGCTCCGGCAAATGTTCGACGACTTTTGATAATCGTAAGTTGTTTCTTAATTGCCCGCCACGCACGATGCATACGTGTATTGTGTCGGTTTTTATCTTCTTGATTGCTCACATTTCCTCCTTATACCGGGTGCCACATGGGTGGTTCTTTGTCTGGATCTCTACTGAGTTCGTATATTACTTTAGCACGATCTATAGCATCTTGTAAAGCAGGATTTTGTTCGGCTGCTTCAAGTATCTTACGCCACTCATCGAGTATCAATTGTTTGCGGAACTCGTAATCCCAGCCAATTGCTACACGCTCGTTAGCGGGTGCGCCTGCTTCACGAGCATAAGTCACTCCGTTTGCACGTTCATACACATAAGTAGCACCAGGTCTAAGATTACCCACTATAATTCCTTAAATTCTTCTTTAAGAATATTCATAGCCTGTTCAAAATCTTGCTCTGGGAAGGCCATTCTTCCCAAATTAAACATTCTACGGCATAATACAACATTACTTGTATCGTATGGTAAAGAATTATCTAACCGTTCAGGGCTTATCGCAAAAGGATGATGTTTAATAGCATTAAACTTTGAATCTAGCGAAAGTCCGGACCAATAGCATTTTCCATTTTGCTTAATATACATATCTACTAAATCTCGCTCTGTAATACTAACTTGCTTTACTGGTCTCCCAGATACTTTATTTCTTCCTTGGCTATATGCTATTCCGCCTAAGATTTTTTTTGCTAATTTAATGTCCATATTACCAGCATTTGCCGTAATTAATTACTTCGCTTTGGCGACTAATGTCTTTAATAAAATATGCACACATTGGATTTTCGCCTTCGGTTAAAGGAATGGCTAGTAGTTGTCCAGTCTTAAGTTTAGGAAAATACCATTTAACGTCTTGATAAATGTCCACAATCTCCACAGGATAAAAATCTGGACGGAAGCTACCTAGTGGATTAAATGCAAATGCGCTAAATCCGCGATCATTAATTGAAGTAAGTGGTACTACTTCTAAATCACCAAAATCTTTTTCACCTATTAGTATTTGCCAATCAACTGGCATACGAATAGTATGTTCCCCAATTTTTAATACCAATGCAGGACTATTAAATGATTCTAAAAAGATTAAGGGAATATAAAAATAATCCGGCTCTTTTGGATCTGAGTTATCTAGTATGCAAAAACGTACTTCATCTATTTCCTCGGGAATTTGATCCATTGGATATGATTGATTGTCTAAGGTTAGTATTCTCATTGTTTTTCTTTTAGTATAAGTTCCGCTTCCGGTGTTACTATGTACAATCCTGTATTACGGTCTTGAAATCCTTCAATAACTTCTTGATGCAACGGTAGTTCTTCTGGGGCACACGGAACTTGTACTTTATACATTTTATTATAGTTAAAAGTACTAGCAAAGTAAACCTTAGGTTTATCGATTTTTTGTGTTGCTTGATGTACAAACTTATGATGTATGTGTCCATAGTCGCCGTCTTCATTATGAGTTAAAATTAAATCATATTTGCCTGATGAATTAACGATATCTTGTTGAGCAATTTCAGGATCAAACCCCAACTGCCCATTTTTTACATATTCCCAATCGTCTTTCATTCCCAAAAAGGTTGTTAATATGCCACGCCGACTCCAATATGCATTTAATTCTCGGGCGCGAGGATCCATAAACGAATATGTTAGATAGTTAATATGCCAGGTGAATTCCGGATGTGCTTCAATAAAAGGCCAACCGAAGATAACGCAATCGTCAGGATGGGCCACTAGACAAACTGCTTTCATTAATAACTTAATCGCCAGTTAGTAATTGCGGGATCGTACCACATTTTTAAGTCAGCACCAGGAGTTCTATTATGCGGTAATATTGATTTACAGGCATTGCCCCACCAGGTATCTGTAATGTCCATTTTCACATCGCCGTATAAGTTTGCTGTCCAAAATAGAACCGCCACAATAGTTAGGTTAGGTATTTCACTGTCGGGGATGGTCAAACAAATATTATTTTCATCAATATCTTGACTTAAATCAATATTTAAATTTGGTGTGCAGTAAATTTGGGATAATTTTAAATCTGTAAAGTTGGGTAACATCTTAAACAAATTATTAATTGTGCTAGCCGTATATAATGTATAGTCGGGCGGATGTTGTTGTTGGAATTGCTGATTAACTATAGATTCAAATTGTGGATCTATTTCAATATCGGGTTGAAATTCGAACGCCGCAGAGTTATTCATCATTGCCGGAAATATTGGATGATCGTGATATAGTGCCAATCTCAAATCAAAACTATTCGGCAAAAATATTCCACCGTTGCGTAGTGCATACTTAGAAATAGGAATAATGTATTCGTTGAAAATCTGACTACCGATAGTTTCAGATATAAAAATATCCGCAGTTATGTTAGTAGTAAAAAAGTCAGCGTTAATAACTTCAATAATATTATCTAACCCACATTGACGAATAATATCTGTAGCAAATGCTGCACGTCCTGGGTCCATTTCTACACTATAAACTTTTGTGGCTCCGGCTTTTGCGGCTAAGATACTTAGTAGTCCAGTACCTGTGCCGATATCGCAAACTACCTTTCCAGGAACAGCTTGTTCAATTGCTTGTTTATAAAATACATTACGCCCAGTGTCGTTAATCATTGGCATAAAAATGCCATTTTGTTTAAACCAATCGAACTCTGAACTTAAATTTGTTCTTGTATTATCTGTCATGGAGAGATACCAAATCTTTCTGTAATAATTTTATAATATGTATTGGCAAGATATTCTTGTCCTTCGGGTAGTGTATGATATCCTGGGTCTTTCTTCTTATCGGGCAATTCCCAGCGATTGCTAGCATACGCAGGAGTCTCTTCATAAGATAAAGTAAAATGTTTGTCTGGAACTACACTAGGAAATGCTTCACGTACTGTATTGCTATTCCAAATAGTATTAGCAACTAATAAAAAAGGTATACCAGCATAGAATAGTTGCATAATTCCATCACGTATGATCCATTTATCTTGTTGCAATTTCCA